CGCGGCTTCAAGATTTATTGGGGTAAGCCCACACTCAGCAACAGTAACGCACATATTCTTTGAAGGCGCCATGGGTACTGCTGATGCAAACGAAAGAATAGCGCTAACACATATCGACACAACTACAACGGCTGATGATGGTCCTTCTTTAGTTGGACACCAAAGTAGACTTATAGCAAATGCTATCGCCTCTGCTTTAATGCCGCAGCCTAAGCAAAGTGGTGGCATGAAGATTATGGTTGATCTAAATACTTTACAGAAAGCTCCAGGTATGGAGGGTGTGACTGGAGTAGCTATTACTATTGACTCGTAATAAATGAGATTAACCTCTCACGATTTACGTGAATTACAAATCCTTAAGTATTACAGGCTCACAAGAAAGTGGGCTTGTAAGACTTACGGGTTAACAGATGCCGATCTTGAACTTCTAGTATTTCTAGATTGTCAAGGACGGTTTACAAGAAAAGAATTTATTGATGGTACTTATACCATGAGTTGGGATAAAACCCGATGGGACAAACTAAGAAAGTTAGGCTGGATAGAGGTTTGGCGACATAGAAATCGTACAACGATAAAGTATAGCGTATTTAAGACCTCGTTTAAATGCAGCCAATTAATAAGTAGAATCTACAGGGTCTGACTCGGAGAAGAAGATTTACCAGTATCAGATCGAAGCGTATTCTACAATAACAAATCGTATACAGATAAAGTTTTTAATAAGGCTATTGACGATATGATTAAAGACCCAAACAGATAATGGCTTTTAAATTAGGCAGCAGAATAGGTAACAGAGACAAGAAGGTGAATATAGGTGGCACAACTAGTGGCCACGAAACCATCGGCGGTGTTCAAATTCAGTTTGCCAGTCTAGAAGAAGGAGTCTTGGGCGAGGCACACAAGGAAGGCGTTATATACATAAGCGATCAGATCGAGTATGGATCAAGCCAGTACGATAGAGTTGTTGCTCACGAGATGAAGCACATGACTGATTTAAAGATAGGTAAGGTTGATTACACAGACGATAACGTTTTCTACAATGGAGTTAATTATCCTAGAAAAGATGGATACATCTTATTTGAAGGTGAATGGCAAGAAGAAGGTGACACAGACTTTCCTTGGGAATTTAAAGACTAACTATAATGGATAAAAAGAAATTTACAAACACTGGCGATGGTGCTATACGAGTTGACGCTCAGTACGATGGATCAATGCTTAACAAGAACGGTGGTTATCATAAAGGCCAAGTTAACGACGCTGAGAAAGAAGAGATGAACGATAACATCGCTATGGGTAAAGGCCCAGCTAAACCTAAAGTCACGACTAGCGCTAGACCTAAGCCTAGTAAAAAGTCAAATGATGTAAATGAGCCAACTTTTGAATATGGCTACGAAGAGTCTCCTAAAATAATGAAACTTAGAAGAGAAGGCTTAATACCAAATTCTCAAAATTTTAAAAAATGATAAGTAATTTAGTAGGAGGTTTATTCGGCAAAGTCTTAGATAACGCAGAGGGTATACTTGACAAAGTAATCACAACTGACAAGGAAAGAGACGAAGCTAAACTAGCGTTAAAGTCTATAATGTTAGAAGCAGAGCGCGAAGCTTTTGCAAAAGAAGTTGAAGATCGCAAGTCTGCACGTGATATGTATAAAGACGATGCTATTATTCAAAAAGTACTAGCAACACTGTTTACAGTAGCATACTTTGGTATTACATTTGTAATGTTTAATTATTTTGTTACAAAGTCAATAGACTTAGGTGAATTTGAAATAAGCTTTATATCAACAATATTTGGTGCTATGAGCGCTAAAGTAAATACAATAATAGACTTCTTCTTCGGCGGAAGTTCAAAGAAAAACGAACAAATAAAAGAAAAATAAAATGGGAATTAACAATACTAACACAAGCTACGTATTCGGCCAGTTAGGCTCTGCTCACTGTAAAACCGCTGCATCTGTGTATCCACCTAAGGGTATGGTTATCGTGGCTGTTCAGTTTTTAGCAACTAACACTCCAACCGTAATGAGATCAGAAGCAAGCTCATCTTTAGCGCAGCAACACTTTGCTTGTCTATCTACTGAGCACGCTGCTCACAACAATGGAGACGCACAGCAAGCTTTAACAGACGCTTCGTCAAACACGGCTCACACTTTGTCGGGCGCTAACGCCGCTATCGAGGTTGGCATGCAAGTTATATCTAATACTGAATACACAGGTGTTGATAAGACGAATAACAAACCAGCTGTAATGGTTACTAAAGTTGATGGCACTGCTATTGAGTTTAATAGACCAATCACAGCAGCATCTACTACGCTAACGTTTTCTAAAGAAACTGGTGACGGTGGTGAAGACGCGTCTAGTATTACTTACCCAGCAGGTATCATCGTGTATGGCCGCTGGACAGAGGTTAAGCCTAGTGCTGATGCTGATGGTGGCGTAATTTGTTACTTCGGATACTAAATGGGATTTGTAGCTGGCTTAGGGCATCCAGGTGTAAACTGTGGTGTCCCAACGTATTACATGCAGCAAGGTGCTGGCAATACTTGGGATGCTAACACTTATGCTACTGTTTACTTCGATGGTAGTGGTAGCATGAATAATATAATCACTCCTTTAACTAACGCTATGGGTGGTAACTATTTTTCTAGTGGCTCAGCAGCTGGTGGAGACGGGGTTAAAAACACAGACTCTCTTAGATCTATACTCCAAGACTTGTATGCCACTGGTGGTATTGAAGGTGCTCCAGACTACAACACTAACAACGCTACAAACGGTAAAGATGAATTTGAAAAGCACGTTCAGTTTGTTACGATTACCAACGAAAGAACCGCAGATTGGCTATCAAAGCCGTACAAATATAACAGCGGGGCAACTTGGCCAAGCTCTCCTACAGCCACAGCATTTAATGATTCTGATTTCACGACTCCTAGTAATTTTGTTGCTGTTACCGTTTGTAATGAGTCAAATTCCACTTATCACGACGGTCTTGCTGGTTCGACCTGGGCTAATACAGAGATAACAAGTTCTTGGAAAACTGATATAAACTCAGTTAGAGATGCTTTAAAGTCAGGTGGAACTATGGATAGTCACGCAGCTGGTACAGATCCCTCTTTCACAGGTGTTATACTAGACCCAGGTGATGGTCCAGTTAGACACGATGGACCAGTGTATCAAGGTATACAAACAACCGCTTCGCAAGCGCTTTGGGCTTTTGGAGGTAAAGAAGGCCAAGGATCTTACGCTGCTGACGCAGTGGACGCGGGTGAAACATATAGTTTGGTTGATCTTACTATACCCGCTGGAACTGGACTAATGGCTTGGAATGAAACAACAAACGCTTTAGTGTTGCAGCAACTATATAATAAGTCAGCTGAAACAAGCGTTTCTTATTGGAAACAACAACTATTAAACGCTTTTCAGGTAAATCTTATAATACCTGGAGCTTAACAATTTAATTATTTATTATTTATTATTATGGCAAAAAGAAAAACACCAAAGACGGTAAACTTAAAATCAGAAAAAATTACCGCAGATGAACTACGATCAGTTCAAGATTTAGTACGACAACTTAATGTAGCAACCTCAGACGTAGGGTTAATTGAAATTAGAAAACACGAAGCCTTACACGCTGTTATGTTAATGACTAAAGAGTACGAGGAGCTTAACATTAAACTTAGAGACAAATACAAAGCCGAAGATATTAATATTCAAGACGGCGCAATTAAATACAATGATGACAACAAAGATAATAAGAAAGATAACGATAGGTAAAGATTATAAAATAGATGCTATGCATTATTCGGTTGGTCAAGAAGTATATGGTGGTCACACTATCTCAGACATAATTGAAGAAGAAGATAAGTATTCTATTTTTATAAAGAAAGGTGATGATATTTTACCTTGGAAAGACTTTAATAAAAATATGGCAATTTCTATAGAGTATAACCTACAGTATTAATGAATAGCCCTTACAACTTCATAGTAGAGCCTTTAGGATCAAGATACAATAACGTTAAAAAGATAGATGGTAAAGACCTAATACTAAACTCAGAGATATATCATCATGAGTTTGTAAATAGAGTTGGCATTATCAAGAGCGTTCCAAGTATACTAGACAATAGCGGTATAAGTGTTGGAGACAAGGTTATTGTACATCACAACGTTTTTAGAAGATGGCACGATGTAAAGGGTAATGAAAGAAATAGCAAGTGTCATTTTAATGACGAGACCTATGTTGTTGGGCTAGATCAAATATTTTTATACAACAACAACGGTAAGTGGAAGGCTCCCAAAGGATTTTGCTTTGTTCAGCCTATAAAAAATACCGATAAGCTTTCTTTTGATGTAGAGCACGGAACGAAAGGTGTGATTAAATATACAGATGGAAGTTTTGACATAGGAGAACTTGTTGGCTTTGAGCCATTTTCTAAATATGAGTTTATAATAGAAGGAGAAAAACTATATAGAGTATACTCTAAATTTATTACAATTAAATATGAATATCAAGGAAACGAAGAAACGTATAATCCAAGCTGGGCACAAAGCAGTTGAAGAGTTGATTAAGGTAGCTAAAGAGGCTATTGTTGACAGCGATGACGATATATCAGCGGATAGACTGAAGAATGCTGCGGCTACTAAGAAGTTAGCTATATTTGATGCATTTGAAATCCTCAACCGTATACAAGAAGAAGAGAATATTTTGGAAGGAAAGACACAAGAAGAGAAAGAAGAAAGAGTATTTAAGGGCTTCGCGGAAGGCAGATCGAAATGAGTTACAAGCAAAGTTTATATAAAATAGTTGAACCAGTTAAGAAGACTACAATAAGTCGGCTTAATAAAAAAAACAAATGGGAATATGGATACAATAAAGAAAATGATATTGTCGTTATATCAAGGACTGGTAAAATTGGACAAATACTGGAGATTCAAGGTTTGCGAATTGGCCTGCCACTTGAACCAAAAGAACTGCCAGTGCAAGACAAATGGCAAAAAATAGAATACCCAAAAGAATTAAACAAACTTAAAAACATATTTGACTGGAGGGCATATCCAGAAGAAGCTAAAGATCAATGGTACGATATTATAGACGAAGAGTTTAAACGTAGAGACGAAGGTTATTGGTTCATGAATAATGGTGAGCCAACTTACATAACCGGCAGTCACTACATGTATCTACAATGGAGTAAAATAGACGTTGGTGCTCCAGATTTTAGAGAGGCCAACAGGTTGTTCTTTATATTTTGGGAGGCGTGTAAAGCTGATAAGCGCTGTTACGGTATGTGCTATTTAAAAAACAGACGTAGTGGTTTTTCTTTTATGAGTAGCGCTGAAACCGTTAACTTAGCTACTATATCGAGTGATGCTAGATATGGAATACTATCTAAAAGTGGAGCTGATGCAAAGAAAATGTTTACCGATAAGGTTGTACCAATATCTATTAACTATCCTTTCTTCTTCAAACCCATTCAAGATGGTATGGACAGACCTAAGAGTGAGCTTGCTTATAGGGTTCCTGCAAGTAAGTTTACGCGTAGAAAAATTACTGCGAACGAAAAGCAGGAAGAGCTGGTTGGACTTGACACTACTATTGATTGGAAAAATACTGGTGACAACAGCTATGACGGTGAAAAGCTTAACTTGCTAGTTCACGATGAAAGTGGTAAATGGGAAAGGCCTGACAACATACTTAATAACTGGCGAGTTACAAAAACTTGCTTAAGATTAGGTAGCAAGATTATAGGTAAGTGTATGATGGGTTCAACGTCGAACGCTTTAGATAAAGGTGGAGATAACTTTAAGAAGTTGTACAATGATAGTGATGTAACTAAAAGAAATAGAAATGGTCAAACACGCTCTGGTTTATATGCTTTGTTTATCCCAATGGAATGGAACTTTGAAGGATTTATTGACGAGCATGGACGACCCGTATTTGAGACTCCAACACGAGACGTTGTTGGACCTGACGGAGAACTAATAGATATAGGTGTTATATCACACTGGGAGAATGAAGTAGAAGGATTAAAGTCTGATCACGACGCACTAAACGAGTTTTATCGACAGTTTCCAAGAACTGAAGAGCACGCGTTTAGAGATGAAACAAAAAACAGTATATTTAACTTAGTTAAATTATACGAACAAATAGATTACAATGAAGGCCTTGGAAGTTCAGCTGTGTTAAACATAGGAAACTTTCAATGGATAAATGGAATAAAGGATACGGCAGTTACGTTTTCGCCAAATCCTAACGGTAGATTTAAATTAAGCTGGGCACCAGCGCCTAACTTACAAAATAAAGTAATAATAAAAAATGGAACACGCTATCCAGGAAATGAGCACATGGGCGCCTTTGGCTGCGATAGTTACGATATTAGTGGTACTGTTGATGGTAGAGGATCCAACGGATCTCTTCATGGATTAACTAAGTTTTCAATGGAAGACGCTCCAGCTAATACATTTTTTTTAGAATATATTGCAAGACCACAAACCGCTGAGATGTTTTTTGAAGACGTGTTAATGGCATTAGTGTTTTATGGAATGCCATTGCTCGCAGAGAACAACAAACCAAGATTACTATACTACTTGAGACGTAGAGGTTACAGAGGGTTTAGTATGAATAGACCAGACAAAATTTGGAATAAATTGTCTGTTGCTGAAAAAGAGGTTGGTGGTATACCAAACTCTAGTGAAGATATAAAGCAAGCTCACGCGGCTGCTATAGAGATGTACATCAACGATCACGTTGGTTTAATGGAAGATGGTAGTTACGGAACTATGTATTTCAACGAAACCTTAAACGACTGGGCTAAGTTTGATATAAACAAAAGGACAAAGCACGATGCGTCGATAAGTAGCGGATTAGCTATAATGGCTTGCAATAGACACCTTTATAGACCTAATGCAGAAAAGAAAAGAGTACCTTTAAACGTTAATGTTTCTACGTATTCAAATGATGGATTTAACTCAAAAATAATTAAACAATAAATATGGCTGATGCTGTTATAAACAATTTTCCCACTCAGGTAGTACCTGACGCGGAAAAAATTAGTTATGAATACGGTTTAAAAATTGCTAAGGCAATTGAAGAAGAGTGGTTTTCTCACTCCCACGAGGGACAAACTAGAGGCACCGCTAGATATTCAACTAATCAAACTGACTTTCACAGACTAAGACTTTATGCTAGAGGAGAGCAATCTGTTAAAAAATATAAAGACGAGTTAGCGATAAATGGTGACTTAAGCTACTTAAATCTAGACTGGAAGCCTGTACCTATTATTCCTAAGTTTGTAGATATAGTAGTCAACGGTATGTCTGACAGAAACTACGAGATACAAGCGTTTTCACAGGACCCGTATGGAGTAGCCAAAAGAACTCAGTACATGGAAAGTGTACTTAGAGATATGAAGGCTAAAGAGTTTGACGCTGCGGCTAAGACTAATTTCAACATGGATTTATCAGAGAATGATCCTGAGACTTTACCAGAAACAGAGCAGGAACTAGAGTTACACATGCAACTCTCTTACAAGCAAGCCACGGAGTTAGCTAATGAGCAAGCTATAAACGTATTGCTAGAGGGTAATAACTACGATCTCACTAGAAAAAGATTATACTACGACTTAACAGTACTTGGTATTGGTGCCGTAAAAACAGGCTTCAACACCTCAGAAGGCGTTACTATAGACTATGTTGACCCTGCTAATATTGTTTATTCGTACACAAACTCTCCATACTTTGATGATATTTATTATGTTGGAGAGGTTAAGTCTATACCTATAAACGAGTTGGTAAAGCAATTTCCACACTTAAGCAACGAGGACTTAGAAGAAATACAACAAACATCTAGCGCACAGTCACACAGATACAACAACTATAGAAGAAAAAACGACCATAACCAAATTGATGTTTTATACTTTAATTATAAAACATTTATGAATGAGGTTTATAAGCTGAAAGAAACTTCTAGTGGTGGAGAGAAAGCAATTGAAAAAGATGATCAGTTTGATCCACCGACTGATATGGTTGGAGGATACGCAAAACTTTCTACACAAGTTGAAGTACTTTTTGAAGGAGCGTTAATATTGGGTAGCGATAAGCTTATAAAGTGGCAGCTAGCCGAGAATATGATGAGACCTAAAAGCGATTATACAAAAGTTAAAATGAACTATAGTATAGTTGCGCCAAGAATGTACCAAGGTAGAATAGAAAGTATTGTTAGTCGTATAACTGGTTTTGCAGACATGATACAGCTAACACATTTAAAGCTACAGCAAGTAATGTCTCGCATGGTTCCTGATGGAGTTTATTTAGACGCTGACGGCTTAGCAGAGGTTGATCTTGGTAATGGGACAAACTACAATCCGCAGGAAGCATTGAACATGTTTTTTCAAACTGGTTCGATAATTGGTAGATCGTTTACTGGCGATGGAGATCCTAATCCTGGTAAAGTGCCTATTCAAGAAATATCTAATGGGGCTGGAGCTGGTAATAAAATGCAAACATTAATTGCTAACTACAACTACTACCTACAGATGATTCGTGATGTCACCGGACTTAACGAGGCTAGAGACGGTAGTACTCCAGATAGAAATGCTTTAGTTGGTGTTCAAAAGTTAGCCGCGGCTAATAGCAACACGGCGACAAGGCACGTGCTTCAAGGAGGACTTTTTATAACTAAAGACGTTGCTGAGCAAATATCTCTTAGAGTGTCCGACATTATAGAGTATTCTCCTACAAAGCAAGCTTTTCTACAGCAGATAGGTACGCACAACGTGGCTACGCTAGAAGAAATGTCTGAGCTGCATTTATACGATTTCGGCATATTTCTAGAGCTAGAGCCGGACGAAGAAGAAAAACAACTACTTGAGCAAAACATACAAATGGCTTTAGCTCAAAAGATTATAAAGCTTTCCGACGCTATAGATATTAGAAACACTAGAAATATTAAACTTGCTAACGAGCTTCTTAAAATAAAAGAAAAGAAAAAAATGCAAGAAGAGCAGATGATGCAACAACAAAACATTCAAGCTCAACAACAAGCTCAACAGCAGACAGCTCAAGCTCAAGCACAGGCTGAGACACAGAAACAACAAGCCTTGACTCAGAGTCAAATACAGCTAGAGCAAGCTAAAGCAGAGTTTAAAGCTAAAAACTTAGACCACGAAGCTCAAACAAAAATGAAGCTTATGGAGTTTGAGTTTCAGTTAAACATGCAAAAGAATGCTGTCGAAAACAAATACAAAGAAGACAGAGCAGATAATAGAGAGGAGATAAAAGGAGAGAACGCAGAAAGAGCAGCGAGTAAAAAATTCGAGTCAGCAGGTAATGATGAATTAGGCACAGGCTTGAATATGAGTCAGTTTTAATTATTATATTTTATATTATGGAAGAAGAAAAAAATGAAATGGTAGAGCAAAACGTTGAACAAACTGTTGAGCAGCCACAAGAACCGCAGGTTGAACAGCCGGTGGTAGACAACGAAGTAGAACCGCTTAAGGTTAAAATGAAGCAATTTACATCTGACGACATGGATGATGTTGCTAAAGTAGATTTAAGTCAACCTATTGAAGAAGTTAAAGATGAAGCGGTAGAAGAGGTTTCTGTAGCTCCACCAACTGAACAAGCTGAAGAAGTTGTGGAGAAGGTGGAAGAGGTTAAACAAGAAGAACCTCTTCAAATGTTAGATGAAAAACCTGAGCCAGAGGTTAAGGTGGATCTACCACCAGGCGTAGACAAGTTAATGAAGTTTATGGCTGAGACTGACGGTACTATAGAGGATTACGTTAAGTTAAACAGAGATGTTAACGATATGGACAATCTAACAGTGTTGGAAGAATACTACAAGGATACTAAATCTCACTTAGATAATGAAGAGATAAAGTTTTTATTGGACGAAAAGTTTTCTTATGATGAAGACGTGGACGATGAAAAAGATATTAAAAGAAAGAAAATAGCCCTCAAAGAGCAAGTTGCCGAGGCTAAAGCCCACTTAGACAGGCAAAAGTCTAAATATTACGAAGAGGTTAAAGCTAGTAGAGCTCTGAATCCAGAAGCTGAAAAGGCTGTAGACTTCTTCAACAGATATACTGAAGAATCGAAAGCTAACAAGGAAAGATTCGAGCAGGTAAACAATGTTTTTAAACAAAAGACTGATGAGGTTTTTAACGACGGATTTGAAGGTTTCGAGTTCAATGTTGGTAAAAGCAGTTTAAAGTTTAATGTTAAAGACAAGCATAACGTTAAGTCTAGCCAAGGTGATATTAACAACTTTGTCAAAAAGTTTTTGAACGAAGATGGAACTATGGGAGACGCTAAGGGTTATCACAAATCGTTGTTTACCGCTATGAATCCTGATACTGTTGCTAATCACTTCTACGAACAAGGTAAAGCTGACGCTTTGAAAAGTTCTATTGAGAAAGCTAAGAATGTCAACATGACGCCAAGGCAAACCAATAGTGAAGTTCAAGTCGGAGGTGTTAAGTACAAGGTTTTAGATGCTGATACAAAAGTAGATTTTAAGGTTAAAAAACGAAAATAATTTATTAACCCCATTTAAAACAAATTAAAAATGGCAATTAATCCTGGAACTAATTTGAACAGCGTAGGTGCTCCTTTGAAGCAAACGCTTAGTACAAATTACATTGATTTTACAGATAGTAATGTCGCTGGATGGGCTCAGCAATATTTACCAGACCTTATGGAAGGTGAAGCTGAAGTATTCGGTAACAGAACTATCTCAGGTTTCTTGGCTCAAGTAGGAGCAGAAGAAGCTATGGCTTCTGATCAAGTTATTTGGTCAGAGCAAGGAAGACTACACTTAGCATACAATGCTACTGTAGCAGATATTAACGACATCACTGGTGGTGGTGGTGATGCTGGTGGTGGTGTCTTAACTATCGGTAACGATATTGACGGAAACACAGCTGGTGCTAACCATGCTATTCGTGTTAACGACACTGTGCTTATCGCTCAGTCTACTGGTATCGTACGAGCTTTAGTAGAGTCTGTATCAGGCGCTACTGTTGACGTTATGCCTTACGGATATGCAACTTTACAAGACGCTGGTATTACAGCTGCAGCTTGTAAAGTATTAGTATATGGATCTGAGTTTGGTAAAGGTACTGACGGAAGAGCAGATGCTGCTACTCCACAGTTCAAGACTTTTACTAACAAACCAATCATCTTAAAAGATTACTATGAGATCTCTGGATCTGATGTATCTCAAGTAGGTTGGGTTGAAGTTACTGGTGAAGACGGACAAAACGGATACTACTGGTATTTAAAAGCTGAAGGTGATGTACGTTCAAGATTTTCTGACTACTGCGAAATGGCAATGTTAGAATCTGTTAAACCAGTTGCTGGATCTATTATTGATAACACAGCTACTGTGGGTATTAATGGTGGTGTTACTGGTGGCCCTGGACCAACTTTAACTGGTGTCAACTATGGTACTGAAGGTTTGTTCGCTGCTGTTGAAGACCGTGGTAATGTTACTACTGGTGTTAACGGTATTAACGCTGCTACTGACTTAGCAGAGTTTGATGCTATTTTAGCAGAGTTTGACAACCAAGGTGCTATCGAAGAAAACATGATGTTTGTAAATAGAGCTACGTCTCTAGCTATCGACGACATGCTAGCTTCAATGAATTCTTACGGTGCTGGTGGTACATCTTACGGTGTATTCAACAACTCTGAAGATATGGCATTGAACTTAGGCTTCTCTGGTTTCCGTAGAGGATCTTACGACTTTTATAAGTCTGACTTCCGTTACTTAAACGACAAAGCTACTCGTAAAACTATCAACGATGAGTATGCTGCTGGAGCAATCCGTGGTATGATTATCCCTGCTGGTGTATCGAGTGTTTATGATCAGTCCTTAGGTAGAAACTTAAAGCGTCCGTTCTTACACGTACGTTATAGAGCTTCTCAAATGGAAGATCGTAAGATGAAGTCTTGGATCACTGGATCTGTAGGTGGAAATGTTACTTCTGCACTAGATGCAATGCAAGTACACTTCTTATCTGAAAGATGTTTAGTAGTACAAGGTGCTAACAACTTCATGTTAATGAAGTAATCATATTAGGTCGGGGCTTCGGCCCCGATCTTTTTTTTTAATTTTTATTTTATATTATTATGGCTAAAAAGCAAACAGCTAAAACAGTTGAGGTAGCGCCTCAAGAAACGGTGATTGAAACACCTGTGGTTAAAGCTCCTAAAGTAGAAGCTAAACCAGAACCAAAAAAACCTGAGTGGGAAATTAAAGATAGAGTTTATTACTTAAAAGGAAATAGACAACCTTTATCTTTTCAACTTAGATCTTCTGGCTTATATTACTTTGATGAAGACAAAGGATATGAGAGAGAACTTAAAAACACAGCAAATCAAAGAACACCATTTGTAGATGAAATGCAGGGTGATCAAAGGTTAGAGCATATTGTTTTTAGAAACGGGGCTTTGTATGTTCCGAAAAACAAGACTATACTACAGAAGCTACTGTCGCTATACCACCCTCACAAAGATGTGTTGTATTACGAGTGGGTTGCTGAAGAAAGAGCTGCTGATGAATTAGACTGGTTAGAAATAGAAGCTGATGCTATGGTTATGGCTAAAAGCCTAGACGTAGATAAGCTCGAGGCAATAATGAGAGTAGAATTAGGATCTAAGGTAGCTACGATGAGTTCTAAGGAGCTTAAGCGAGACGCTTTGTTATTTGCTAAGAAAAAACCTTTGTTGTTCTTAGAACTTGTTAGTGATGAAAATGTAGAGCTTAGAAACTTCGGAATCAGAGCTACAGAGGCTAAAATAATATCTTTGTCTCAAGATCAAAGAACTTTTTCTTGGAGAAATACTGGTAGAAAGTTGATGACAGTTCCTTTTGACGAGCACCCATATTCAGCGCTTGCGCAATGGTTCAAGACTGATGAAGGTATGGAGGTGTATTCTAACATAGAAAAGCAACTAAGTATGTAATTACTTTATAGAAGAGTAACCACTCTTCACGGGGTGGTTACTTAACTATAAAAACAATTACATGGTAAGTATAGATACTGTATATCAACGTGTACTAGCGTTAGCAAACAAAGAGCAAAGAGGCTACATAACTCCACAAGAGTTTAACCTACTAGCCAACCAAGCGCAGATGGGAATATTCGAGGAGTATTTTCACCATCTAAATCAATACTTAAGAACGCCTGGAAATAATTCTGATTACTCAGACTCTTTAGATTATATAGAGGATAAAATATCAAGATTTCAAAACATAGGTGTAAATATTCCCGCTGACCCAAGAGGCCCGGGAACATTTAACATACCCAACTACGCCTACAGATTAACTGGTGTTAGAATAACAAACGCGCTTGGACAACAGGTGTGTGAGCAAACAACAATTAAAAAATGGATGTTAAGGCAAAAAGCCACCTTTTCAGCAAGATCTTTAAATGAGCATCCAACCTACGTTAGAATATCTAACAATTTAAACGGAGCAATAATAATATACAGCGGATCAGGGGTTTGGTCAGGTAGCGCTACATTTGACATTATAAGAAAGCCTACTAAAGCGCAGTGGGATTATGTTGTTGTAAATGAAAAAGCACTATACAATGCTAATGGATCTACAGACTTTGATCTACACCCGTCTGAAGAAACGACTTTAGTTTACAAGATATTAGAGTTGAGTGGTATTGTTATAAACAAGCCTGGTATACAAGCTTTAGCAAAAGCAGAGAGCGCCGAACAAAACGTTACTGAAAAATCATAATTATGTCAAACTCTAACTTTTACAACAACAATACTATAAGCAGCTACTACAACAACAGTGGTAATCATGGTAGTTATCAGTATCAAACTTTAGACGAGCTGGTAAATACTTTTATGGTTATATATGTTGGTGAAAACAAAATAATACCTAAAGCAGATAGAAACGATGTTTATTTTTTTGGGAGAAGAGCTTTGCAAGAAATGAACTACGATGTATTGAGGTCTAAGAAAACTTGGGAGTTTGAGCTTGATAATAGAATGTACATACCAATGCCTCACGACTTCATTGGCTATACACATATATTTAAAGTAGACGCTAATGGTATCAAACTACCGTTGTACCCTACTAAAGACACTCAAAATCCTTTTAGACCTAAGCCAAGGTTAGCTGATAACAAATACGAATCAGACACAAAAGAGGCGTTAGATAAACAAGGCAGAGAATATCCAGATCACATAGATGACTGGTGGGAAACTGCTGGCGAGGTAGGACAGCCAATAGTTACCACTGAGCTAGTATGGACAGGTGAGTATGAATTAGACGAAAAAGGCAGAGAAGACAAAGAATCTCCTATAATGAAAGAGGTTTCGACAACGACGTATGACCAGGCTTACAATGGTATTGTTCATGATAATACTGATGATGATGTTTTTCCGCATATAACCGGGCACAACTTAGATAGTAACGGTGATCCAATAGTTGACTACGTCTCTACTACACTATCAACGTTTGCGGGAACACAAAACAGCCAACAAGGCTCTGATATAACGGATGAGACAAGCGCACATCAACAGGCTTTTGGTCAAAGATTTGGACTAGACCCTGTTAGATCTCAGAACAATGGATCTTACTACTTTGACTACGCTAACGGTAGATTATATTTCGGGCCATCTTTAATAGGTGAAACTATAGTCCTTGATTATATAACAGACGGTTTGGCTGATGGTGGCGATGCTTTAATTCACAAGTTTGCTGAAGAAGCTTGGTACAAGCACGTGGCCTACGGTATTGTTTCTACTGGATCAAATTACAATCCAGCAACAGTACAAATGCTAAAGAAAGAAAGATTTGCAGAAACAAGAAAAGCTAAGCTTAGATTATCTAATTTAAAATCTCAAGAAATGCAACAGGTAATGAGAGGTAAATCTAAATGGATTAAACACTAAACTATGCCAGAATTTAATAGAAATTTCTCACAAGGCAAAATGAACAAAGACCTTGACGAGCGCATCGTACCTACAGGACAATATAGAGACGCTGTTAACGTTGAGGTTTCTACATCAGAAGGTAGTGATGTAGGTGCTTTACAAACGCTTCACGGTAATATACCCGTTACACCGGGTGTTGTACCCGCTAACAGCCACTGTATTGGTAGTATAGTTAATAACGAAGAAAACTGCATATATTGGCTTGTAGCTGGTGGTGAAGAAGAAGTTGTACCCAATCATTTTGTAACTAAAGATTATATATTAAAATACAACGTAGACACAGGTCAAACCGTGTACGTATTTGTAGACATATATAAAGTTAGAACAAAGTTAGCTACAGCTGTAGACTCTGTAGATAACTATATAACTACAACTTCTTCCGAAGGCATTAGACCGAGTATGTCTGCGTCTACCGCTGCGGGTAACTTGTACATTAAAGGCATTAATATCCCTGGCTCAAGCCAACTCTACGTGGAGCCTGGCTATGATTTAGCTTCGCTAAGCAATGGAGACGACTTAACGTTTACTTCAAGAAGAGTTTTAAACTTCAGTAAATTTAACGACATAACAGCGATCAACATAGTTGATGACTTTATAATGTTTACAGATGATATTAGCGAACCTAAAGTCGTTAATATAAAAAGATCTATAATGGGTACGGGTGGCGTTAACGCTGCTACAGACTGGTTTGTTATTGGTGAAGGCCAAGATCCTTTTACTCACACTAGACTTGTGTCTGATAGAGTTGATGGGTTGTTCCAAGATGATGGCCTTGAAATAGTAAAAGATCCATACAAACCCGGGGCTGTCTGCGCTTTCTCAGAAGAAGAAAATAATACAACAATAAAGAAGAGTCCATTAACGCCTCCAACGCTTATCATGTCGGCAAGTTTAGACGGAGATACTCAAGGTGGATTTTATAGTGAAACATCATTCAGTGGTTTTGTTGTTGGAACTCCACCTACCACTATAAACACTGGAGCTGCGGTTCAGTTACAGTTTACTAGCTCAATGGACTTATCCGTTAACGACTTTGTTATATTAACAAATGACTTAACAGAAAACCCTCAGTCTTTTGTAAACTTTGACGTTAGACTTCAAGTTGTAGATGTTATTAGCACAACCGAAGCTTTGTTCAATGTAGTATCTATTAGAGAGGAGATGTCATCAGATATTACGTTTTACGTTTTGAAGCAACAAACAGATCCTCTTTTTGAATTTAAATTTCCTAGGTTTGCTTATAGATATAAATATGTAGATGGACAATACTCAGCTTTTTCACCTTTTTCAGAAGTAGCTTTTCTACCTGGACCTTTTTCTATGGACCCAAGAGAAGGCTACAACTTAGGTATGGCTAATAGATTAAGAAATCTAAAAATACAAAACTACGCACCACATCCTACAAATAGACCAAAAGATATAGTAGAAATAGATATACTATACAAAGAAGAAAGATCAACTACAGTATACACTGTAAAAACATTAAGAAGACAAGATGGTTTAGGAACTTTATTATGGCCTGAAGACGAAGGTGGTTTGACAGATTATCTTGACGACGCGACACTTGGTATTAGAGGTTCTATAAATATTACGTCAGAGCTTATACACGCTGTTGTTCCTGAAAATCAATTATTAAGACCTTGGGATAACGTTCCTAGATTAGCTAAAGCTCAAGAGGTTTCTGGCAATAGACTTATATACGCTAACTATCTGCAGAATTATAATTTACTAGATATATACGACACGCTAGTTACGCCTTCTGCCACGTTGGTTAGTCAGTCTGTACCGTACGATGTATCAAACACTAGAATAGAAACTCCGTTAAAGTCTGTAAAGACTATGCGGACGTATCAGCTAGGCGTCTTATATAAAGATGCGTTTGGTAGAGAAACACCTGTTCTAGCGGATAAAGAAAGAGGATCGCTATATCTAGGCAAAGAGTTTTGTGCTGATGCTAATTCGCTTATAACTAAAGTGTCAAACAACGCTCCTAACTGGGCTACTTCATTTAAGTTTTTTATGAAGGAGACTGCAGATGAATATTATAATTTAGCTTTAAACAGATGGTATAACGCAGAAGACGGCAACGTCTGGTTGTCGTTTCAATCGGCTGACAGAAATAAACTTGACATCGACACTTTCTTAGAACTTAAAAAAGCGCATGATAGATCAACACCTGTTACACAGCCAGCTAGATACAAAGTTTTATCTATAGAAAATGAAGCTCCACAATATATAAAGCTAGATAGAAAAACTCAAGGTTTACTTACTAACGATAGTTTAAGTGGTACGGCAAACGCCTTGATAGGTAATTCTGTTCAAGGATTTCCAATTAAAGACTACATGTTTATTACTGTTAGAATGGAGCAGTTTGAAGAAAAGTTTGACGCTAACTACTTGGTATCTAAAGCCTCAGAAATGAGTCTTAAGATTAGAAACCTAGGTGGTGAAAGAAGCGAATGGTATGAAATATCAAGAATAGAATCTGGAATATTTTTTGGCGGTGGAGCAGACGATGGTTATAAAATAACAGTAACAAAAGCTTTTGGTGACGATGTAAACTTTTGCTCTACAGCAAATTCTTTTGCGAGTAGAACTGCTGGGCTAATGATAGAAATAACTCATGACGAGTATGTTGACAAGCCAGAGTTTGATGGTTGTTTCTTTGTTAAAGTCTATAGAGATAAAGTTTTAGAGGATAACGTAATGATTACGGACGAGGAGAATTTAACTGTAGTTAATGCTTACCCTGTAGGGTATATTCACAACTATAAACTAGCAACGCAAGGTACTCAAAACTGCGCTCACACTAAGAATGATGCGGGTGGAGTTATGATCAATGTACTAGATAAGTATTACGAAGGTATAGCCGGTAACGGTAAGCCAAACACACTTGGCGGCTTAGGTAGTAGCACAGCTCATGAACATCCGTTCGGCTATGGTAATTCTAATTCTAACCCATATAAATGGGGTAAAAACGCCGCAACCGGTTCTAGCCAAATTACACACTCTTGGCTTGCTTTAAAAAACACGATTGCCCCATGGAGCACTGTAACAGATCCGTCAGAAGAAAACGGTATACTACCTGCAGATGAACAGGAAGCGATTGATAACTTGAACGTGATTTCTGATTCAGCAGATCCAAACTCCGGTACTAGCTTGATAGGTGGTTGGTTAGATGCTTTAGCTGATTTTGTCACCGGCTTAATTGACGATGTGTTTAATATTCTTACTGGCCTTGCGCCAACAGCTGGACACAGAGGTATGGGTAAGCACGCTTGGGGTAGAGCTTTTTGGTCGGAAGTGTGTACTAGAGACGATGGTAGTACCGGCATGCCTTATGTTTTTATTGATGATGCCTGGGCGTTAACTTGGGGTTATACAGATGAAATGGTTCATAACCAGTACAAAAACGCCGCTTGGAATGATGACACTGGTAGTGGTGAAAGACAAAGAGTAGCTGCTTGTGTTAAGATGCATAGTGCTCCCTTCATGGGTGATTATGGTACTGGCTGGCAAGACGTAACTTTTGACGAGGAGTTAGCATTACCTAACGGCAATGAAGTATTGCGGGCAGACTTGCTAGTAACACCTTGGACCGGTAGATCAAACGGAAGTGGTGCTGCAGCGGTTGATGTTGGCAGGAATTATTTTGCTGTTGTAAGTGGTGGAACAGCTTCTGCACCCTTTACCTTTGCCCCTGATAACCAGCAAAGCTTAAAGGGTGGTACTTGGAGAAACTTTTCTTCAGGATACAACGCTCCTTCATGGGCACAAAATGGTAGCAACGGCTGTAGAGGTAATTTAATAGATATATCTGTTGTTGGTGGTATGCCTGATTTAGATGGTAGCGGATCATTAGATCATCTTAAATTTATGTCTGGCGCAGGAAGCGCTGTCAATAATATAGATGCTGAGCTTAAGTTTTTTGAGCAGTTGTTTATTCCTGGTGTTAGATGGAGATTTAGAGAGGACCCTGATCAATACCTATATAAAACTCAAGATCACTATGAGCACTATGGTATAGTTAATTATCAAATTAGAGATATAGACGCTGTCACCTCAGATAGAAACGAGTACTATAGACCTGATAATAAAAGAAATAAATTTACAATACAAGTAGAGCAAAGCTTTGGTAGTGGGGCGAGCGGCTGGGTACCAACGCACAACGTTGCGCACGACGGAAGCGAGTCGTTAACTATAGAAATAATGGGACCTTATGGAACTGAAAACGGTTTACCATCAGATAACCCAGCTGTATTTGAGACGCATCCAAAAGAATCTGTAGATGTAGATATTTACTATGAAATAAGTAGGGCTTATCCTGTTAGAGTTTCTAAAGATGATGACGAAACATTAACTTTTTTAAATTCTGCTATAGAAGGCCATTTAGATAACGTGGGAGTATTTACTCAAACTGAAGGTTTGGCCGTTGTAGGATACGAGTTTTCTGATATAGCAGGAACCAACTCGGCTGTAGCTTTACAAGTAAACCTTGACGTAGCAGCGTTTCCATTTATCATTCAGCAAGGAGATATATTCAGAATACGAGATAGTTGGGGTGGTGCTGTAGACGTTTCAGTAGCCGCGCCTTATGTTGCTGGTAGCTTTGAAATACTAATAGATCCAAACATACACAATAAGAGAATTGAGCTTCCTTGGTTTAACTGCTATTCGTTTGGTAATGGTGTTGAGTCTAATAGAATAAGAGATGATTTTAATCAACCGTTTATCACTAACGGTGTTAAAGCTTCTACAACACTAGCAGAACAATATAAAGAAGAGAGAAGAAAAGAAGGCTTAATATTCTCAGGCATATATAATTCTAAGTCTGGCGTAAACAGATTTAATCAATTTATACAAGCGGAGCCTATTACAAAAGACTTAAATCCTGACAACGGTAGTATACAGAAATTATTTACTAGAGACACTGATATTGTTACTTTCTGTGAAGATAAAGTATTAAAAATACTTTCTCAAAAAGACGCTTTATTTAATGCTGATGGTAATACAAACGTTACAGCTACGTCTAAAGTTTTAGGTCAAGCAATACCTTTTGCTGGAGACTTTGGTATATCTAAAAATCCAGAGTCTTTTGCTGCAGATCAATATAGATGTTATTTTACAGATGTACAAAGAGGCGCTGCTCTTAGACTATCTAAAGATGGTCTTACACCTATATCTGACTATGGTATGAAAGATTGGTTTACAGATAAGCTTTACTCTTTGGACAAGCCAAGAATAATAGGTAGCTTTGATGCAAGGAAAAATAATTACAACTTAACAATATCAAATAGAGCTGGATCTGCTAACGCTGTTCCTTATCAAAACGTAAACCCAGGAGAAATGGTGTTTACTGGTTTAAGTTCAGGACATTACGAAAATGGATTAGGGCATGTTACTGACGAACCAGAGGTTACAGAAGGAGATCCTTTAGATATAGATGACACGGTAGACGTAGTAGAAGATAATGGAACTTGCGTTGGAGATTGCTGCAATCACCCGCTTAGAGGTTATGCAAATCCAAACTCATTTGGATCAAATCAAAACGCTCCTGGAACTGCTTGGGGCTTTGGGCCCGGTAGTGTGTTTTGGTCGCCAGGTGATATTGAGTTTGACGGTTGGCAAGAGCCAGTGCCTGGTGTAGGAAACGGTGTGTTTGATAAACCGTGGTGGAGTTCAACCGTTTTGGGTAACGCGGCGTTTATAAACTACGTGTTTTATAATGATGGAACATGGATAGGTAATGGTACGAGTAACCTTGGGACAAGTGGAATATGGCAGCAAAACTTTAATCCAAGCTCATTCCTAACTCCAATACATCCAAGTGGCCCAGGATTAAATCCTACTGATGGTGTGGAAGGCGATGCAACTGGTATGGCTTCTTGGGACGGCGTGAACTGTACTGAAGGCGGAGACGCGACACCACCTCCATCAACAGATCCATGCCTAAATGTCGATGCTGATGGTAACGTTTATTGGATGCCGCCAGAAGGACCAGATGCTTTACCAAACTACTCTTGGTTCCCTGAATTAGGTTGGCCATGTGGTTTAGTTAATAGTGGTATTCCAACTGCTCAAGGAGCTATACTATATCCAGGCGTAGTCAAATACAATGGTTATGACTACGTTGTGGGAGGTTATGCTTTTAGACTACAAAATGAGTTTGGTGTTTACGCCCCAGATTATTTTGCTTGGAATAGTGTTTTATATCCTAGTGGTAGTAGCGGGTATACTGATGGTAACAATGACAACGGAGCTCACATAGCTGCATTTAATAACTTCTGTACAAACTGTGAATAAATATGGCAAAAGAAGATCCTAAATACGTATCAAAAGAACAGGCTGAAAGAGACGCTAAAGAAGCAGAAGCTAAAAAAGCTGAAGACCAAAAAAGGCTTGATTACGAGTCTAGAGAAGAGCCAGCACCTAGTGAAACAACGTCTGAAGAAGCTAGCAGCGAACCTACCGTAGATAGAGAGGAGTTTCAGTCTGTGCCTGAGCCTAAGTTTGTAGATCGAGATTCTGATATAGAAGTTAGACCAAAGGATAATGACTTTGATCCCAAAAACTTAGATGAGTTTGGAAAGCCTATACCTAAAGACGATAAACAAGTTGTGATCAGTGATCCTTACCACCCACGCGTGGCAGATGACGACAAAGGTGGACTAAAAGAATGTGACCCTCCTTGTGGTCCTGGTCAAAGTTATTACGCTGATCCTACGTCTTCCACTGGTTTTAGAAGCTGCAACACCTGTGGAGAAGTTAGTGTCCAAAACCCATACTTACACTTAGACTGCGGAGAGCTAGAAATTCTATTTTTAGAAATGAATACACAGGGTGTTTCAATGACCCAGCAACACAAA